GATAAGCAGTTAGTGAGAGTTTTGAAGTGTTCACAACTTCATGCAAGCGGTTATATGATTAATCCTAAATCAAAGTTTGCTGGTCTTTGCAGTGATGTAATAAATATAAGAAGTTATGTTCGTGCTAATCCTCAGATTTTTTCTTCAAAGAAGCGACCTCCTTCTTCAAAACCTTAGTAAATATCTTTTTTAATATCTTTTTAAGTTGACCTACTACAGCTTGAGCAGCAATTGAACCACCTACTGCAACAGTACTTGCAACCCCTGCGGATATTACAGAGGAGGCAATGACCTCTGGCGCTGGTATTGGCATTTCACCGAATAGAGGTAAATTAAAAGTAGCTACAGGTTCTTCAGTTGATAAAAGCTCTTTGGTGTTTGGCAGGGTTATCGATGGTTGCTCTGGTTTTAGTTGCGACCCTACCTCCTCTGAAGATGTTTCTTCTTCTTCAGAAGCG